GTTATCAACAGGTTATCAACAGGTTATCAACAGGTTATCAACAGGTTATCAACACCCAAAAATCATGAATTATCCACCAAAAAAAGCACCCCAGGGACACCATAAAGCCCCCAGGGTGCGGACCATTGCTGCTAGGCAGCCAGCATTTCAGAGTCGAACAAACGGCGTTCGTTCGATATGATGGCCCCCAGTTCTAGGGCATGATTCCTGAACACATCGTCCACGGACGAAATCACCGGACTCAGTACATTGAACAAGCCCGAGAAGAATGCCCCAGGAGGGCCGCTAACCTGAAACGCCTGGTGGTATAGTACCCTCCACTTATCTGATCCATTAACGGGCGCTAGTGGGCTCCCTGGGGAGCATAACAGAGTGGTCAATGTGTCCCGTGGGAAAGACTCATCAGTAACCGGGACAACGCCTCGGAAATGTACCTTGACTATCTCTTGGCCCAACCTTGCCGCCGCCAGCTCAAAGGCGAAGGATTCCCCCTGCTTCCAATTGTGCCAGGCTGGTCGCCTTTTTGCCCTGATTCCTTGGAATGAATGCCAGGTGTAACGCTCCTGTTCCTTGCTGGTGAACCGAACGAACGCACGGCTCACAGACCCCAGGACGTGCCCTCGCCTGGCAATCTCACCGATTGCTCCCTCCTTAAATTCTTCCAGTGTCATAGAATCTCCTCCTAGTCATTTTCCGCCACATAATAATACGGCAGATGCTTTGGCCTAACCGTGATTGCTGTCTCCAATTCGTCGGGTTCCATATGTCATCCTTTCTGGTGGGCTGTTGTGGCCACCACAAAGACCACCACGGCATTATACCGTGGTGATCAATGCGCTATCTACTTGGCCCCCTGTTAAGCCGCAATGCTTTGAGCAATGCTGTTCGTTCTATCGTAGTCAAATTTATGTCGGCACGGCATCAACACCGCGACCACATCACCGCGAGAACCAAAAGTAACGAGCGCTGGCTTCTGTCCGTTTTGGTGCGTTACCGTTGACTCCGCGCCACCTTTCGGCAATAAAACCTTAGACGCTTTCGCCAGATCCCCAACATAACTTGGGTTATAGTGCGCCACCTCTCCGCTCACCGTTTTCGGCACTACATTGCGCCAGGCTGGAACATCACAGTCCATCCCGACCACTTCCAATTTACCTAGTGTCCCTTTTAGTGTCCCGGGGTCAAACGAGAAGGAGATGGTGTCTCCCTTATATCCGGTTAGTGCTATCTTGACTTGCGACAATTCAATGGTGGCGCTCCCCGGCTCGCACTCGTCGTCTGGTACTGGCAACTCAAAGTGGCCCGCGAACAAGCGGTGTCCGTCGGTTGATATGATGCCCACGTTCCTACGTCTCCATTCAATCCATACAGCGTTGAAATTTAGCCTGACGTCTGTTGATTTAGCCGCGAACAGGGTCGCAGCCTTCAACAGGTCAGTAGGTATTTCTATTGTGGGTTTCCCATTTATCATGTCGTCTCCTTATCGATCAATTCCAGGTTATCAAGTGTGGCTGCGCCGCGTTCCTTGAACGTCCAGGAAGCGACGGCGTCGCACCCTTCAAGATTATCCGACAACACATGAGCCCATCCGTTGTCTGCCCTAGTCCGACACCACAGCGTCTTTCCTGTTTCATTCACCCTTAGAATGACCTCATACTTGGGATTCCCTAGACGGCTGTTAGGTAAGCGATGATGGTGGAGCACCGTGACGACCTTGTCGGTGTGCTTTAGTCCCTGATTCATTGATAGCCTCCTTTCTTTTAGCCCGGCAAGAACAGACTCCATGCGGTCTGCCATTGTCCCTAGCGTGTCCATGGCGTCAGTATTCAACTTCATATTTTCACCTCCGGCAGATGTAGAACCACGTTGTATCCTAGCGTATCCCGGAGTGTTGCTAGCTCATCCCGGAGATAGGTTTTTCTTCCTGGGCTCCCGATTATTGAAATCATGTCCTTGGCCAGTTTATTTGCGGGGTAGAACCAGTGTCCACCCCATGGGCATACTTTAGCGTCTATTTCTATTGTCATGGTGTTTGCTCCTTTATAAGACCCAGGTTATTGATCGCTGATAATTTGGCCCGTTCTCGCATCTATTTGCGCCCATGGGCTGATTTTGAAACCGGTCCCGTTGTTAGTGTCGAGTAAGTACGCGTCATACTCCCGTTGAGTAAAACGCCATGGCTTGTCCATTAGCTCCAGGATACCATTGAGCCGGTCCCGTGTGGTCCTGGTATTCCACCCCGCAAGGGTCAGTGAGGTCGTGCCTTTCCCTGGTGGAGGGACGCTAACCTGAAACTCATCGTTTATCTCACTATAAGACCGGTAGGCTATAAGATTCCCGTGGAGGAACATCCCGCGTCCAGATCCTCCTAACTTTTTCCCTACGTTGGCCACAGTGGTGTTACCCTCAGTGAATGTGGGGTTATAGCCTAATAATGCGAGCGCTGATTTTTTTGTTATTTGCCTCATGTCATTACCCTCCTGTTGTGTTCCTTTGTTGGCTTATAAGTCTGTCCTCGAGCGAGTTCAGACGCTCGCGATAAATGTCGCGTGCTACCGTGAGCCTATCGCGTTCGCGCCGGTAACAATCCGCCAGCTCCTCCGTTTCCTGGATGGTGTCCAAGTATCCTTGAATCTCGTTGCGTACTTCTGACTCCCATTCCTTTCTCATGTCCGCCTTCGTCTGTCGTGCCATGTCATTACCCTCCTGTTGTGTTCCTTTATTGACTGATGACCGTGTTAACTAATTCATATCTAAATGAATGTCAAGTATTATTTTGTCCCTTTGATATTATATGCTTGCCGGGTTTACGCTCGAAAAGTGTGAAAAGCCAGTGTTTTCTACTATATAGAGCGGATTTTAGAAGTTTTTTTTTTTTTTCATTTGCCCTAAAATACTGGGTTGTTGATCTAATCCCCGCCAAGGTTAGAGCCTTGTTATGCTTTCTCGCGGTCTGGTCTCAATACTAGGTGGTTACACACTGGGTTCGGTAACGCTATGGCCAGCGTTTTCCTCTCTTCGAGGGGCTACGATCAAAAATCCACTGTTAAATAGTTGTCGGTAGCCTTCCTCCTTGTCTCCTAGCCTTTCCTTGCGCGTCATGACCCGGCAGGCCCTTGATAATTGTCCGTTACCCTTCCGTTGGGTGCCTAAAGTCTTCACACCATCGAATTTCCTCGCCTTTCCTTCGACTTTCCTTTATTTTCGACGTGTCGAAGGTCATTTTTTCGATTAAAAGTTATCAACAGGCGGTTGACAATCAATAAATTCTCGCACAAAGTTATCCCCATGTTTGTCGCTCCCCTTCTGCGTATTTATCGTTTTTTGCCTAAAAAATCGGCATTTTTTTAACGAGAAATGTCATTTCGTCAAAACTTCAATGATTTCAATGACTTAGACTTGATCCATCTGTTGATAACTATGTTTTTTATGTTGATTTTCTGTTGATAACTTTGAAAAATTGGAAAGAGGGGGGACCCCCACATGAGCGATGATTTATATAAACGTAAACGTGGACGGCCACCGAAGGCCAAAAATCCAGAAGTAATAGTGCAACGCCCCGTGAACAACGGAAATAAAGTAAATCCAGATACTTGGGACGGTCGATTTAAGTCCGTTGAGCCAATGAAATGGCAAAGAAAACCGAAAAATAATAATTATAAATGGAATCACAACACCACAATCAATTGGATTATGGGACAGGCAGATCCATTAGGGTTTTTGACGGATGTAATGAGCGGGAAGGAAATATTTCCAGTTTATATTAAGAGTCCAGATGGAACGGCAACTCCAGCAGGGAAGATATCTGCGGACCCTGAGCTTAGGGTAATGGCAGCAAAGACGTTGTTAGGGAAATGTGTGCCGGATCTAAAGGCCGTGGAAGTACACGCTCAGGTTGAACAGACTAAGGTTCTTGATATAGGTAGGTTGAATGATGATGACCTCAACACAATTGAACTCGCTCTTAAGCACGCTGTCATTGACACAAGTGGAAGCGGAGAAGATGAGGAGGTCACTGAAGGCGTTTATAAAGAATTGCTGGCCGACGATTGAGCCTGGACGGGAGTTCTATGATAATTGGCATATAGATGCCATCAGTGAACATTTACAGGCGGTGATAAATGGGGATATTAAAAGATTGGTTATTAATATCCCGCCGCGACATATGAAATCTATTTCGGTTTCGGTGGCGTTGCCAGCCTGGACATGGACAGTACAGCCCCAGAAAAGATTCCTGTTTGCCTCTTACGCTTCGTCTCTTTCCATACGTGATTCGGTAAAATGCCGGAGGTTAATTGACAGCCCCTGGTATCAGGATCACTTTGGGGAAATGTTTAAGCTGACTTCTGACCAGAATCAGAAACAGAGATTTGATAATGATAAAACGGGGCAGAGGATTGCGACATCGGTTGATGGGGCGCTGACAGGTGAGGGGGGTGATGTGATTGTGATTGACGATCCGCATAACGTCAGGGAGGCGGAATCACAAACGGTGAGGGAGGGGGTGTTGGAGTGGTGGGATCAGGCAATGCAATCGAGGCTCAATGACCCAAAAACGGGGGCGTTTATAATTATAACGCAGAGGGTTCACGATAAGGATTTGACAGGGCATATTTTGGGAAATGATTTGGAAGGGGAATGGGATCACCTCTGTTTGCCAGCGAGATATGAGATTGGGCATCCGACGCCAACGAAATCCTCGCTAGGGTTTACGGACCCAAGGACGAAGGAAGGGGATCTGCTTTGGCCTCAGAGGATCGACGAAAAGACCCTGGGGAGTTTGGAAAAATCCTTGGGGAGTTATGGGGCGGCAGGGCAGTTACAGCAAAGACCGATGCCGAAGGGTGGAGGGATTTTGAGGGCGGAATGGTGGGTGCCCTGGGAAAATTCAAAATTGCCTGAAATAGATTTCGTGATTCAGTCCTGGGATACGGCGTTTAGTACGAAGGAAAGGACATCGTATAGTGCGAGGACCACATGGGGGGTATTCAAAAAAGCGGGGCAGACAAATGCCATTGCGGTTGATATGTGGTATGACCGGGTGGCATACCCAGATTTGAGAAGAATTGCGCAAGAGGCTTATGAGATGTATGACCCTGATGTGGTGTTGATTGAGAAAAAGGCTTCGGGGCAAAGTTTGCTACAGGATTTGAGAGTGGCAGGGGTGCCGGTACTTGAATATTTGCCAGATCGTGATAAAGAAGCACGAGCGCATGCTGCCTCCGCGCTCCTTGAGGATGGACGAATCTGGTATCCATATGATAGGAGATGGGCTAAGAATCTTATTGATATTTGCGCAGCATTCCCCGCCGGGGAGAATGACGATATTGTCGATACTTGTACTCAGGCTTGGTTACGGTTAAGGAAAGGATGGTTCGTCACTCACTCCAAAGATTTTGAAGATATAGAGGAACAGCCCAGAAAAAGGGTGACAATGTATGGCTAGATCACCGATGGAAGTTTTGCCGCCGAATGCGCCTTTCTCCAATGGGTTGCCACCAGATGATTTTGAAGTGGAGGCACTTGGAGAGGACGAAGTATTAATTGGAAATCCCGCCCTAGATTTATATACAGAACCTGAAACTGCTTTTGACCAGAATTTAGCTGAGGTCATTGACGAGGATGAATTAGGTAAAAAAGCAGCAAATCTAATTCAATATTACGAGTCAGATAAAAACGCTCGATCCCAATGGGAGGAGCGCTATAAGGATGGGCTAAAGACCCTCGATCCGCAGGGGGGTCTGGAGGAAGGTGAGGATGAGAGGGCGAGTCGTGGGCTTAGTACCGTGGTCCATCCGCTGATCGCGGAAGCGGCGACACAGTTTAATTCCCGCGCAATCGTCGAGCTATACCCCTCTGGGGGGCCTGTAAAAACGGTGATCGTTGGTGAGCCGGACGAGGAAACGGAAGCACAGGCTCGCCGGGTCAGGGATTACATGAATTACCAGATCACCGAGGAGATGCCCGAGTATTTCCCGGATCTGGATCAGATGCTTTTCCAGCTTCCATTAGTGGGCCAGACATTTAAGAAAATTTATTGGGATGCTTCTCTCAACAGACAATGTTCACAATTCGTTAAAGCCGAGGATTTCGTTGTCGCTCCAGAGAGTAAAGACCTGTTTACATCTCCACGTTATACACAGGTTATTAGACTCCCGAAAAACGATTACAACAAGTACGTAAAAGCAGGGTGGTATCTGCCGTCTGTTTATCAAGGGGATAGTATTGATCCTTCGGATGAAGTGACGAAAGAGATCGAAGGCGTCGATATATATTCCGACGATCAGCAAGACGAGGTGATGACCCTCCTTGAAATGCACGTCTATGAGACCTTCGACGGCATAGACGGCGAGGACGATGAAAATATTGTCGCACCACCTTATGTTGTTACTATTGATTATGATTCTGAGAAAATTGTTTCAGTCCGCAGGAACTGGGACGAAGGGAACGAGAGGAAGAAAAGGGTTGACTGGTTCATAAGCTATAAGTTCCTACCCGGAGTTGGGTTCTACGGTTTTGGCCTTTATCACATGATTGGGGGCTTGGGGAAAGTTGCGACGGGGGCGTTACGTGCGCTGCTTGATTCGGCGGCGTTCGCCAACATGCAAGGTGGGTTCAAGCTCAGGGGCCGGGTGAGTGGCGGCGAGATTGATATTAACCCTGGTGAGTTCGTTGACCTGGACTCCACGGTTGATGATGTCAATAAAGCCATTATGCCGCTTCCGTTTAAGGAGCCTTCTGGAACCTTGTTTCAGTTGTTGGGGTTCATTGTCCAGGCGGGGCAGAGGTTTGCGAGTACGGCGGACCTTAATGTAGGTGATGTTAACCCGAATGCCCCGGTCGGTTCCACGGTTGCTCTAATTGAACAGGGGTCCAAGCAGTTTTCAGCCATTCATAAACGCTTACATTACTCCCAGGGCCAAGAATTTAAGATGTTGTCCAGGATTAATGCCATTTATCTACCGGACACTTTCAATTTCGCGGTTGCGGGGTCTTCTCAAACCATTCATGCCTCTGATTTTAATGATCGTGTAGATATTGTCCCTGTAAGCGATCCGAATATCTTTAGTACGGCGCAAAGGATTGCCCAGGCACAGGCCATTCTACAAATGGCTATCGCAGCACCGGAACTTCACGATCTGTATGAAGCCTATAAGCGAATGTACGAGGCGATACGAGTTCCTAATATTGATGAGATCCTGATTAAACCTGCGGAAGCGCCGAAACTTGATCCTGTTGACGAAAACTTTTCAGTCATGTATGGGAAGCCAATAAACGCTTTCCCGGAGCAGGATCACGACGCTCATATCGCTGTTCATTTACAATTCCTTCAAGATCCGTCATTGGCAGGAAATCCAGCGGCAGGAAATTTACAGCCTATATTGATAGCTCATGTGGCGGAACACGTAGCGTTGCTTTATCGGCAGAGGATGCAAGCGAGTATTAGCACTCAACTTCCAGATGTCCCAAATCTCCGTGACAAGCAATTTATGTTCGGAGATATTAACCCAGAATTGGATATGATTATTAGTCAGCAAGCCGCCCAGGTTATCCAACAATCACCGCAGATGGCCCCGATTAAAGCTCTACAAGAACTCCAGCAAGGGGGGCCGCAAGATCCTATGCAATATGCTAGGCAACTTGCCGAACTTGAGGCTGAGTCTCTTAAAGCCAGAACTCAAGCAGAAATTCAATCTGACCAGGCTAAGGCGAAATCTGATATAGAGATTGACCAGGCGAAGGCGCAGCAGGATCTTTTACTTAAACAAGCGAAAGTTCAAGCTGAACTCCAGGCAAAGGTCACTAAGCTAGAAGCAGAATTACAGATGGAACGAGAGAAGAATATTATTAAAGCGCAGATGGAAACTAGAGACAGAAATTAATTGTGAGCGTTTTATCATAATATATATAGCATAAGGAGATTCGGCATGGCTGAAGATAAGATTAATCGTGATATATCTGGTTCGACAAGTGATGAAGAATTAATTGGATATGATTATTACCCAGTTGACCCTAGCTATGGTGTTCCTCCTTCCGGTTTTTCTTGGGAAAATCCAAGATTATGGTTAACGCCAGAGCAAGATAAGTATTACCAAGGAACCATCAAAGATATTGAGGATGATTTTCGTATGAGTGAGGAGAGTAGGAGGGAACAGGTTTTAGACCGGATGAATAGATTACTTGGTGATGTTAAAAAACGAGCATATGAAGATTGGATAAAGGCAATTGATCTTTATCAATTGGCAGAGACTGAAGAGGACAAGGAATTTGCCATTGATTTGATGAGAGAAGTAATTAAGAATTCCCAATCTGGTTCTGGCTCATTATCAGATGAAGAATTACTTGAATACCGGGACTCGATGCCATGGTTGAGAAAACAATCTGGTTCTGGCGCGACAAGCGCCGAAGAATTCCTTGCCTACCGGGACGCGATGCCAAGGCAACCCGGTTCTGGCGCGACAAGCGCCGAAGAATTCCTTGCCTACC